TCTATTCAACAAGAATCAATTGATAATTTAATATTTAATTATGTTCATAAAAAATTTAGTGATGCATTATTTGCTATTAATTCAGTTGATAAATAAAACATATATAAAAAAATTGATATAAATATTAAAAAAAATAATTGGTAATGATTTATGGAATTGTATGGATAATAGTATAAATCCTAAACAACAAAGTCAAGAAAAAAGTTCTCAAACAAAATTAACCAAAGATGAAGATTTAGCATTATTATCAAATATGTTTGGAGCATATTTAGCAACACATGGTAATAATCTTGATTTGCTTCCTATTCAATTAAGTAGAAAAAAATAATTTTCTTTAATTTATATATGAATAAATATTATTTATATATAGTTAATACAAAAAAATCAATTCTATTATCTAGCTCAGACTCCAAAACAGAATTAAGAGAAAAAGGTCTTAAAACTGTTGGAGATAAAATAGAAAAATATAATGGATTATATTTATATAGAGTTAAAATTATGAAGGTTCTTAAAAAAGAGTTGTTAAAAGAAGAAAATAGAACAATAAAATTAATTGGTGGTCCATGGGTAGCAATTATTGAAAGAATTTTAATTGATCATAATAATAGAAGAACCAAGTTAAAATCTGTAGATGTTCATAAAAACACTCGCATTTATTTTAGTGAAAAATATTTTAAAAAATATGATTCTATTCAACAAGAATCAATTGATAATTTAATATTTAATTATGTTCATAAAAAATTTAGTGATGCATTATTTGCTATTAATTCAGTTGATAAATAAAACATATATAAAAAAATTGATATAAATATTACTTGTTTTTAATTAAAAGATTTATAATGTCAATCAATACAATTGTTAAAGAATATGGAATATTATTTCCAAAACTCATACCTTATATTAAAAGTCAAAAAATTTATTCTGAAAAAAAACAATTAACCAAAAATGAGATTCAATCTCTTATTTTTAATTACTTAAAATTTGAAGAATGTCGGGACAAGTCAGGTCATAGAACAAGTTTCAATCAGATTCAAAAATTAAGGTTCAATAATATCGTCAATGATATTTCAAGAAATTTATCTTCAAATAAATCTTATTTAGAACTAAAAAATAACACAAAATTTTTTATAAGAAAACAAGATGAATTTCATTTTCTTTTGGTTTGTAGTATATATGATTATCTTAAAAAAAATGAGCATAATGAACTACTTGATGAATTTTTTATAGAAACTGAAGATGATTTATTTGTTAACGAAAGTCTAGTTCAAATTGAATGTTCTGAAAAAACTAAAGACGGTAACCATTATAGAACTGATATGAGTTTTACTATTAATTCTAAGAAAATTGTTGTTGAATATTTAGAAAAACAACATGAAAGAGATAAAGATTTAGATTATCCTTTTGAAAAAACAAGAGCATTCAATCTTTTGTTTAATAATAAAAGTGTTAATAATGAAATTGTTCATATTAGTTATTTTTGGGATCGCAATTACGGTGATAAAAAATATTATAAAAACTTTGTCACTAAATTATGTAAATTAATGGTTGACTATTGGGATATTTCAGACAAAGATAAATATACAATTAGAAAACTAACAAAAATAGTTGGGAGTGAATCATTAGCTAAACAAATTTATAAGGCTCATACTAATAAAAATAAACCAATAATTGATATTGATGATATTAATTCAATAATTAATTGGAAAAAATCTAATAGTAATGAACTTTGGTATGTAGAATTCAAAAATATAATTAAAAATTATATTGATGAAGTTAATAAAAATAAACAAGTTAGTGCATTTGATGATTCAGATGATGAAGAATCTGATGATAAAAATGAAATAACATCAGATAAGTTTTATCAAGTTATTGATAATCAAATATATTTAACACAATCAGGACTTCATTTGTATATTAGTGTTGAAAAAGATTATCTAAATGATTACACCGAATATTTTAGATTAAGGAAATTTTACGAAGACATAACTCAGGGTTTGGTAGATATATTAAGCGATTATAGAATGAAAGAGCTTGAATTAAAACAACAATTTATAGCAGGATTAGAATAATTTATTTAATTTATTTTTCTACATTAAATTATTAATGTCGAAAACTATTGAAGATACTTATGTTAAATTATCACCAATAGAACACGTACTAAAAAAACCAGGTATGTATGTTGGTGATTTGGATTTTAGATCAGAAAAACAGTTTGTTTATTTAGATGATAAAATCATCGAAAAAGAAATTAATTGGTCACCAGGTTTATATAAAATAGTTGATGAATTAATTGTCAATTCTTACGATCAATCTTTAAGAGATGAAACACTAGAAAATATATCAGTAGATATAAATACTAATTCATTTACTATTTTTAACGATGGTATTGGTATTGATGTTGTTAAACACCCTACTCATCAAATTTATATTCCTGAATTAATTTTTGGTAATTTATTAACTTCAACTAATTATGATGAAAGTGAACAAAGAATAACAGGTGGAACTCATGGTTTGGGAGCCAAATTATCAGCAATTTTTTCCAAAAAATTTACCATTGAAGTGTGGGATAATAAAAGATTCCTTTATTATAATCAAACATTTGAATCTAACTTATCTAAAATTAACAAACCTAAAATAGAAAAATATAATCAAAATAAAGGTGGTGTTAAAATATCAATAGAACCTGATTTTGAAAAATTTAAAACAAGTAGTTTTTCATTAGATATGATTAATCTATTAAAAAGAAGAGTAGTTGATTTAATTGGTTTATGCAGAAAAGAAATTAAAATTAATTTAAATTCAAAACTAATTCCAAGAATAAATGATTTTGATTCATATTTACAATTATATCAATCAGAACAACCTTGGATTATAGGTCGTTGTATTAAAAATCAACATTGGGCTTTTGCTATTAGATTTAATGATGGTAAAGATATTAGTCCTCAGTCACATATATCATTTGTTAATGGTATTTATACTAATCGTGGAGGAAAACATGTTGAATATTTAATTGATTTATTATTAGAAAAAATGCAAAAAATAATTAGTCCTGAATTAACTAAAAAATTAATTAATGATTATGTTACTATTTGTTTGAAAGCGTCAGTAATTAATCCAACATTTAATTCTCAAACTAAAGAAGAATTAAATACTCCAGTTACTAAATTTGGTTTTGAATGTAATATATCTGATAGTTTTTGGACTGATTTAAAAAATTCTAATTTAGTTAATCAACTTAAACAAGTTGTTTCATTATCTAATCAAAAAATATTATCCAAATTAGATGGCTCTAAAAAAAGTAAAATAAAAAATCTTCCCAAACTTGAAGATGCTAATTTTGCCGGAACTAAAAAGTCATTAGATTGTGTTCTAATTTTAACCGAAGGTGATTCGGCTAAAGCTACTGCTATATCTGGCATTTCTGCTATTCCAAATGGTAGAAATTTTTGGGGTGTTTATCCATTAAGAGGCAAATTATTAAATGTTCGTGAAGCATCAACTACCCAAATTAATGCTAATCAAGAAATAACTGATATTAAAAAAATATTAGGTTTAAAATCAGGTACTCAATATAATAAAGATAATATTTCTGAATTAAGATACGGTGCTGTTATGATTATGACCGATGCTGATGAAGATGGTTCTCATATTAAAGGGTTAATTATTAACTTTTTCGATTACTTTTTTCCAACTTTATTAGAGGTTCAGGGTTTCTTAAGAATATTAGTAACTCCATTGGTTAAAGCTACTAGATCAGATAAAGTTATGAATTTTTCTAATTTAAGAGCTTATAAAATTTGGAAGGATAAAACAACAGAAAGTCATTTATGGAAAATTAAATATTATAAGGGTTTGGGTACATCAACTAGTAAAGAAGCTGGTGAATATTTTCAATCAATAAAATCAAATACCATAGATATATTAGATACACAAAAAAATGGTGCTAATCCTGATATTAAATTAGCTTTTGCAAAAGAAAAAGTTAATGATAGAAAAATATGGTTATCAAATTATAATCCAGAAAATATACTACAATTAGAACCACCTTCTACTATTACAATTAAGGAATTCGTTCATCAAGAATTAATACATTTTTCAAACTATGACAATATCAGATCTATTCCTTCAATAGCTGATGGATTAAAACCTTCTCAACGTAAAGTATTATATGCTTGTTTAAAAAGAAACTTGTATAATGAATTAAAAGTAGCTCAACTAGCTGCCGCTGTAGCTGAAATATCAGCTTATCATCATGGTGAACAATCTTTAGTTTCTACAATTATCAATATGGCTCAAAATTTTGTTGGATCTAATAACTTGAATCTATTAATACCACAAGGTCAGTTTGGTACTAGATTGATGGGAGGTAAAGATCATTCTTCAGCTCGTTATATTTATACTATGCTTGAATCATTTGTAAATAAAATATTTATTAAAATTGATGGGGAATTATTAGAATATTTGGATGATGATGGAATGCAGATAGAACCAAAATATTATTTACCTATAATTCCAATGATATTAATTAATGGCGCTGAAGGTATTGGTACTGGATTTTCTACTTTTATTCCTAATTATAATCCAGTTGATGTAATAAATTGGTTGATTAATAAATTAGAAGGTAAATCTAATAAAATTAATTTGATACCTTATTATAAAAACTTTAAAGGTAAAATTATTAAATATGATGATACAACATGGGTCAGTGAAGGTATTATTGAAATCGATGAAAAGAAGAATGAATTGATTATCAAAGAATTACCTCTTAAAATGTGGACTAATGATTATAAAGAATTTTTAGAAGATTTTATATATGAACAAAAGAATGAATTATTTAAATCATACAATAATTTAAGTTCTGATATTGAAGCAAAATTTGTATTAAAATTTGATTCAGATAATTTAAATAAAATAAATGAAATGTTTCAATCTACAGATTCTGATAAATTAAATGTATTGTTGAAATATTTAAAGTTATATAAAACAATAAAACAATCAAATATGAATTTATATAATTATGATTATCAAATTAAATCATATAAAAATCCAGAAGAAATTATAGATGAATTTTATAAATGGAGAATTGGATTTTATGATAAAAGAAAAGAACTATTATTAGAAAATATTAATAAAGATATTAAATTATTATCTAATCAAATTAATTTTATAGAATTAGTAATTGAATCAGATGGTAAGATATTTAAATATGATGAAAATCAAATGAATAAATTTTTAGAATCAAAAAAGATTATTCAAATAAATAAATCATATGATTATTTAATAAATATGACTTTTAAACAATTAACAAAAGCTAATTTAGAAAAACTAGAAAATAAATTAAAAGAGTTTAAAGCTGAACATAAAAAAATAAGCTTATTAACCAATAAAGAAATATGGTTAAATGATCTAAATCAACTGAAATCTATAATTAATCTTTAATATATCTTTTTCCAGTAAATGATTTTTGAGGATTATCATAATTAATTTCTTTGTTCAAAATATTTTCTCTTATATTATCAATACTTAATTTTATTTTATTTTGGGTTCTTTCCGTTATTTTATTTAAAATATTATTCATAACTTTTTCAACACTTTCTTTTTTATTAAATTTTTCAATATATTGTTCAATTAAATTTCTAAAACATACACAATCCCAACAATGATCTAAATATTCATGATTAATATTTGTATTATAATAACTAGGTCTTAAAACTCGATTAAAAAAGTTCATTTGTGATTGATATTCATGAACATCATATGTTTTCTTTTTTAAATTTGTTGTTAATAATATTCTAGTTTCTGTTGTCATTACGGGTCCATATGGTTGAAAATAGATTGGTCCATCATAATAATCATACTTTTTTTCATTAAATGGGCATCTAAATTTAAAAAATGAATAATCTGGTTTAATAATATTATGCCATATTATATTATTTTCTTGATCTTTCATAACAGCTTCATCTGTTGTAGCTAATCTTATATCAGAAAAAAATAATAATTTATCTTTTCTATTTTTGAATTGTTCTTTATATTTTATAGCTTTTGCTTCAGTCATAAATTCATTAGTACATTCTAAGACTTGTTTATGTTTATGTAAAGCTGGATGAAAATATTGAGGATCTGTTAAATACCATCTAGTGTTCGGAAACATTTCACATAGAATCAAAATATTATCACCTCTTGCTGATCCTGGATAAATTATATGAACTATTTCATCAGTTGATTCAATAGTTTCTAATAAAAAAATTATAGTTACTAAAAACATTTTTAATTGACCATAATGAACAACTGTTTTTGGTTTCGGAGGAATTGCTTCATAATCTGGTACTTGTGGTAATTCCTGTAAAGTTTTAATTAATTTATCTTGATAAAAATTATCCATACTTCTAAAACTATCAATATTATTATTTTGTGGTTCTTCCCAGTCTTCTTTAGCTGTACCATAAATTAAACCCTTAGTATTACATTTATGATTGCACTTTAATTTCATTATATTTTTAAGATCTTTCTGATAAGCTTTTATTATAATTTGTTCTTGTTGTAAATTTGACATTTTATTACCAATTTTAAATAAATTTTTTTTTAAAAATTCTTGATAACATGATGTACAATTTAATAAATTAGTTAAATTACAGAAATATTCAGTACAATGAGGATTATCATATGCTATTTTTAATTGTTCATTATTTAATTTACATAAACCTAAATAAAATTTATTATTTTCTATTTTCTTTGGAAAAATTTCTGATTGATGATTATTACTATTATTTTTATAATCCATATATATAATTTATAAAATTATTTTATTCTTTTTAATTTATTTTATTAACTGCTTCATTTGTATCATATGTATTTAATGGATATTTTTTATCTCCTATATATAATTTTATTGGTTTTGAATCAGATACATAGACAAATCCATCATTTGAACCAATTCCAAAACCATCTTTTGTTTTGTTTATTCTAATATTTTTATTCCAGTTAATTTGATTTATACTGTGATGATCTAATAAATCATTAACTAAATATTTGTATGTTTTATGACATTTTGTTTCAGATGATTTGTCAATATTTCTAAATATAAAAATAGCAATTGCACCAACTAAAGATATTGTAGTATTATAAAATATTTAGAAAAATATATTCGTATTTATTCTTAAATTTTAATATATCTAATTTATATGCAGTATATCCAAATTGATGGAACTTTTACATATGCTCAAAATATTAAAGAACTAAAAATTGGAGATATTATAAAATTACGAATTAATCCTTCAAATAGAATTAATAAAGATGCTATAGGTGCTTATACTGTTACTGGCTCTAAAATTGGTTACATTCCTTTTAAATCTAATCAAATAGATATTAAAGCTAAATATATAGTTAGTAAAATTAATTTAACTCAAGATCATCCATTACTATTAATCGCTAGAGATTTTGAACAATCTAATTTTATTTTGACTGAACCAGATTTTATTAAAGAAAATAAATATCAAGGTTTAATTATTAATAGAACTGATAGTGATTTGAAAGATTTTAAGAAATATCTAGAAGTGTCAAAAGTTTTAGTTCAAGACATTGGTATTGAATATAAGGATGAAAACTTTATTAACTTAATTATAAAAACTGATGATTCAATAAATAGATTTTATACAATAACTAAAAAATATTATGAAGAAAATGTTTTTAAATATGATGAATTTTTTAAGTTCAAATTAATACCTAAATGTATTTATCAACCATTTCAAATTCATAGATTAGAAAGTTATATTGAAAAAAAATACAAACCAATTGATAAATTAGTTAAATCTAAGAAATTTAAATTAGAAAATATATTTGATGATTTTAATGAAGATTTACCAAATTATGGTTTTGAAACAATAACTGATACTAATTTAAAAGTTATTGATAAAAAATTAAATGATATTAATCTAATAAAACTTATTATAAGATATAATATAAATCCATATCCTTACATTAATCCTAATTATGATGCTATTAATTTAGATCTATTAAAAAATATGTTTAATGATTTAAAAATTGGTGGTTTATGTTATAATCATAATCTAAAAAAATATTGTCATATTGATTTACATGATGATACTAATATTATTGATATAGCTACTGATAATAGTGTTAATAAAAAAATATTTGTTGAATTATTAATCAAATCAATAATTAGTAATAAACAAATTATAAATATTTATAATCCAATTAAGGGAATTATATTTAGATATGAAATAAATCAAGATATTAAAGATAAATTACTAGAATTAGTATCTTAAGGTGTACTATAACTTGATAGAGAATAGTTTCCTTTAACATGTGAATCTTATAGTCCTGGTCCTCGCACTGGTTTATGTAATTGTGCTAAATTACCTAATCTTATTGGTGAGCTTAATTCTGCTGGTCCTGATGTTTGTGCTAAATTTGATAATCCTAGTGTTGCAGGTTCTGATGTTTGTAATTGAGCTAAATTAGCTAATCCTGAGCTATATGCTGCTGATCCTGGCTGACTTGAATGTAAAAAAGATTCAGGATTAGATCCAAATAAACTTCTTGCTACACCACCAAAATCAGTCCTTATACTTGATTGTGTTTGCGGTTTAAAACTTAATTCAGGTCCTATTATATCAGGTCTTGAAGATTGAGATAATTTTAATAATATTTTATCAATTATTCCTATTTTTTTTTCATCAGCATTAGTTTTTTCTGCTTCATTCTCTGGTCTTGATTCCGAATATTGATCTTTTAATGATTGAAGTGTTAATAAATTAAATCCAGCAACTCTATTATATCTTGTTAAATCAGAAACATAAGTTAAATCAAAACTGTTTCTTCCATTAGTTAGAGTTATACTGCTTTCAAGAGTTGTTTGTTTGGGACTATATAAACCTAATTGTTGAATATTAAATTTAGGTAAAAATTTTTCATGATGTACAACTAATAAATCCACATCATTTGGATCTCCTAATTGAAATAATAAATCTTTATAATTTAAAGCTTTTAAATAGATAAATAAAGCAGAAGATCCAGTTAAAATTAACTCTGGATAACGTTTTTTAACCATATTATATATGTATCTAATATGTTCTTCAATATAATCTTCTTTAGATTTAAACTGACCAACTATACTCATATTATTAAATAATAGATTTTATTAAATATTTAAATCTAATTTACTATAGATATCATGAACTATTATTGTTACATATGCAGAAAGCAATTTTTAACACCAGAATTATTATGGAGACACCAAATTAAACACGATAATATTACTATGAATTATGTACCCAAACACAGTAATCAATTACAAAAAAAACCAATAATAAAACAAAAAATTAGATTAATTATTGAAATTGATAATCTATTAGATTTAATAGAATTTAGTAAAAAAATTGACATAGAATACTTAATTAAACCGGATATAGAGTACAATATAGATTTACAAATGTTAAAAAACTTATTACCTGATATGATTAACTTAAATAATATGATTGGTCAAAATAAAATTAAAAATCAAGTTGCTAATTTAATTTTATATTATAGTCTTCATTTGAATAAAAAAGAAGATGATTTATTACATACAATTATAGATGGAGAACCAGGAACTGGTAAAACTGAATTTGCCCAAAAAATAGCTAAAATATATCTAAAAATGGGGGTGTTGAAAAGAGATGTTTTTAAGAAAGTTAAACGATCTGATTTAATAGCTGGTTATTTAGGTCAAACTGCTTTGAAAACTCAAGATATATTAGATGAAGTTAAAGGTGGTGTACTATTCATAGATGAAGCTTATTCATTAGGAAACAATAGTGGTAAAGACAGTGGAGATACATATAGTAAAGAATGTATTGATTTATTAAATCAATCATTAACAGAAATGAGAGATAATCCAGATGATTATTTTATTATGATAGTAGCTGGTTATAAAGAAGACCTTAAGAAAAGCTTTTTTGGTGTTAATGATGGACTTGAAAGACGTTTTAGTATTAATTTTAGTATGGAATCATATTCTTCAAATGATTTAGTTAAAATTTTTATTAAAAAAGTCAAAGATAACTATTGGGATATTTTAGAGGATGCTATAAATGATAAAATAATTGATGATAATAAACAATATTTAAAATATCATGGTGGTGACATGGAATTATTATTTATGAAATGTAAAGTAGCACATTCAAAAAATTTAATCAGAGGGAAAAATGATAATAAATCAGTATTAAATAAAAATGATATATTGGATGGAATGAAAATTTTTATAGAAAATTCCAATCTTAGAGAAAGGCTAGATGAAATAGATAATATTAAACTTCATTCAATGTATACTTAAAAATTTAAAAATAAAAGTATATATATATAAAATAATTTCTAAAGATATTTAATTAAAATGTCATCAAATGGACCAATTATGGAATTAGTTGCTAAGGGTAAATTAACAGAAGAGATTATTGACGTAACTAATAAAAAATCTGTTTTTGATTTTGATTTTACAAAATCTAATAAATATTCTAGAGGAGATAATTTATTTTATGCAGAAGGTAAACCAGATTGGGGAAATACTGTTAGATATTATATAGAGAAAAAAGGAGATATATTATTTGCTCTTTATTTACAGGTAAAATTACCAAAATTATCTATTAATAATTTAAACACACCAATACCTCAAAATGAAAAAGATCCTAATAGTATATTTCGTGTTAGATATTCTGATTTTATTGGAAATGTTTTGATTGAGAAGGCAAGTTTATATTTTAATGGACAATTAATAGATGAATTATATGGAGATTATATGCAACATTATATTGATTTGTATCTCAGTGATTGGAATCGAAAAGCAATGTTGGGATTAGATGATTGTCTAAATAAACCAAATTATAAAATAGATCCTGAAACTATTTATATTCCTTTAAAATTTTGGTTTAGTTATGATACCCAAAAACCATTACCCATTATTGCTATGCAAAATACTGAAATTTATGTAGATATTAAATTTAGAAATTTTAATGAATGTATTAATGTAATAGAAAATGATGATGATAATAACTTATTTACATCTAATTACATTCATTCTACTGTACCAATTGTTGATGCTGTTTTATTAGCTAATTTCTATTATTTAGATTTAGAAGAAAGAAAATTAATGGCTACTAAAGAATGGGAAATATTAATTACCCAATCACAATTAAGATCAAAAGAGTTTAGAACTAATGCTAGCTTAGAAATTGATTACAATCATGTTGTAAAAGATTTGTTTTTTCTTGTAAGATCATCTAAAACAAAACAGAAAGGTGAATTTTTTAATTATTCTGGTAGATTAACTTATCCACCATCTGAATTTATAAATGCTCCTGGTTTTAATTATAAATTTTGGACACTCGAACCAAAAAGACATCTTTTATCAAGAGCTAGAATTTTATTTAATGGTTTAGAAAGAATTGAATGGAGAGATGCTAAATATTTTTATTATGTTCAAAATCATGATAATTATCAAAATACACTTTTATCGTATGTTTATGTATATGCATTTAATTTAGATCCAACACGCTCTTATAGTAATAATGGTTGTGATTTTTCGAGATTAGATAACGCACAATTACAAGTTGAATCTAAACCTCAATCTATATTTTTAGGAGGTAATAATAATTATCCAACAGATGATACATATGAAGTTAGGTGTTATGCCACTAATTATAATATCTTAGTTATTAAAGGAGGATTAGCCGGATTAAAATATTCTAATTAAAATATTTAAATTTTTATATATATATATATATATGTCTTGTAATAATAATTCTAATATTATTGAATCTTTCGGTAAAAAAAAATTAAAAATAAAAATTAAACCTAATTTAAAAAAAAAAATTAAGATATCTCCATCAAAAAATACACTAAAAATTAAACCCAAATTAAAAATTAAACCCAAATTAAAAATTAAACCCAAATTAAAAATTAAACCCAAATTAAAAATTAAGATATC